AGTCTGAGCGATAGCGCCGTCAGCTTGTACTTGGAAAGTTACACCCGGATCAGTTACCACGTAAGCAGTAGCATTAGCAGTGCCTGATGGGTAGTACTGAGCAAAGATCAACTGACCTTCAGCGTTAATGTATTCACAACCAACGAACACACCCAAAGCACCAATACTGCTGCCGCCAAGGTTGTTAGTAGTTGCGTCTGCACCGGTGCCAGAAGCTAGTTGGACGTATCCTGCGTTTAGTTCAACAATAGAACCATAGCCAATATTTTGAGCTACGCCAGCAGGAGTAATAAGAAAAGCGTCACGGGCACCAGCGTAGGGTGTTCCGTCAGCTTTACGTACGGGTACAAACCCGTATGGAGAGGCTGTAGTTGCCATTTATTTCACCTATTCAATTAATTTAAGTACCATTACCAAAGGTGACCTTCGTTTTCCTGTCATTAAACAAGGGCATGCGAGGATCATTCTCTCTCATGAGACTGTTGTCTACGGAATGCATCTGAGCGTTTGTCTGCTGTTGGTAGTGTGCAGAGCGCTCTTCGACTAATTCCACTGGAGCTTTACAAAGCATTAAACCTCCAATAACTACATTATCCTTAAACCGATCACTTTCTACAGTAACTAATGTAATTTCTGGGTGGTCTTCTGCCTTAACAGGCTCCCAACCTTCTCTTATTTTTGAAGAGACGTTAGTGGCATCAATTTGTCCTTGCGTGCTTATACGAACCCAGTGAAACTCGTAACCCGGCTGGGGATTTGGAGATGGTAACACCTCGGGGCGCGTCCAAGCCTGTTTACGAATTGTCTTTTCACGAGTCTCTAATTCACGGTCTATGTGGTTCTTAGCCATTATCGTTCCTTCCTCTGATCTAGTGCAGCCTGTTTGGCGTATTGTTCGGGAGTAAGTCCTAGACGTTTAGATAGTCGAAGTGCAGTTTGCGTTAACCTAATTTTCTTAGGCGCTGTACTACGTGTAGCAGGCGCAACTACGCTAGACTTTTTCTTTGTCCTAAGTGTTCCCTCCCCCTCAAAATTTTCGGGGAATAACTGTCGCATACGAGAATCAATCCTCTCGTAGTAGTTATCACTTTGAGGGTTTACACCCTCGCTGACAAGTTTATCATGCAACCCCAACGCTAGACTTGTCATCTCTCTATCTTGGTGAAACCAAGGATTTGCGTCATACCACGCTTGTGCACGCTCATCAACTGATGCGTACTCCACGGGCGGTGGGGCGGTTTCTGGTACCATTTTTACATTAGTTTCATCTTCCTGTAAAGCTGGTATTTTGAAATTGTTTAGCTTATCGGCCCTAATCTTAGCGTTCGTTAAGCTATCTTGCGCAGCAAGGACTCCGTCTGAATCCCCAGCTTCATATGCGTCTTTGTATGCTTTTTTAGCTATTTCTAAGTCTGATCCTGCACTACGCTTGGCTTGCTCAAGCAATGCAGTTTGGTTTTTATTTGCGTTAGCTTTTAACGTCTTATTCTCTTCCACAAGTTGCTGAGATAATCTTTCCAGCTCTTCACGCTCTCTAAAAGCCGTTTCTTTAGCTCGCCGCTCATCATGATAGCCTTTACTAAAATGCTGTATGCGTTTGCGCACTTTTTCTGAATAGTCTTCCAACTCGTCTTCAGTAACATCTTCTGGTGGTTCAGAAGGTTTACGGCCTCGATCAGCTTCTGGCGTGTCATCAACGACCTCAATCTCGTATTTGTCACTGTCTTCGCTATCATCCACTTCGTCTTTAGTAGCATCCAAAGGCGTTTCGCTTCCAAGCGTAATTGCACTAGACGGCTCCACCTCAATACTGGTATTTTCATCTTCCGCTCCTTCATCAGGAAACTCGTACTCTACTTTTTGAAAAGGCATAATTTTCTCCTATACAGACATGATGCCACGAGGATCGGGAATTACTGCTTCCACAGAATCGTCGTTCATTAACCTAAACTCTTTTCCATTGACCTTAAACCGTGTGCCCGTATTCATACGAAACATCACGTAGTCCCCTTCTTTACACCAAGGACCTTCAGGAAAACGGTCTTTATCTGAATAGGCATCTGCCCCTATATCTATAACAAGGCCCATAATCGACATGATATATTCTTTATGCATTTGGTCGGTTGTTTTGAGCAACTTGCTACCTTGGTATTGTTCTTCAATATCAGGTAACGCTATTAATATCCTATAGCCAGATGGTTTAGGCATTTGTGCTTCCCATTCCGCATCGGTTACCTCTCTCTTAACTGCTTTAGTCTCTAGTGCATCAGGTGCTTGAATAGTTTCAAACTGAGGGTTATTCATCTTCGTCATCCATATAGTTACGCGCAAGGTCTTCAATATGTTGTTTGCTGGCTTCGAGACCCCGAACTAAGCCAACAATTTCCTTGTATCCTGCAAAGTCTTTCGCAGACCCTCCAGAAAGAAAACTGGTTGCAGACGAAATATCTTCGTCGAGTTTTTTTACTAGCACGTCAAAGACGGTTGTAGCCATTATTCACTCCGTGTGGGTTTATTAGCCAACAGTTTCGCAAGCTCTAAATCTAGCTTGTTATTGCCTTCACGGCGGTTTGCGGCTATACGAACCCCTTCTTTCTGAGCGTCTAGTTGTAGCTCTTGCATATCAAGTTTTAACTTCTCAGCGCCCATCAGGGCATCCACTTGGTTTTTCTGGGCTTTAAGCTGCAAGTCGGCTTGTTTTATCTGAACTTCTTGTTGGTCTTTTGCGGCTTTGCGTTGTACTTCTTGCCCTTTAAGCTGCAATTCTGCCTGCTTCTGTTGGAACACAGGGTCCTGTTGTTGTTGTTGTGCTTGCTTCTGTGCAGCTTCTTGTTGGTGCCCCTGCGTAAGTTGGGTCCCTGCTTCTGCTACCAAACGTGATAAATCTACTTCAATCTGCTCTGGCAACTCTTGGCCCGGAGGTGGTAGTGGTGCTCCCAACTTCTCCTCGATCTGTTGGCGATACTGGAACCCAAGGTGTTCAGCAATATGCGCCTGTAGAGATGCCATAATCTGCTGTGCTTGGGGATTCTGTCCAATCATTTGAGCGACTTGTGGGTCCTGCATAAACGAGGTGTGGGTTGCAATATGTGCTTTGTGGTCTTGGTATATAAACGCGCGTATTGGCTTACCAACCAAAGCATCCATGTTCTCGCTAACAGGGTCAGCGGGCTTGGAGTCTTCCCTTGTGGGCACAAGTTTGTCTGCATTCTTCACACCCAATACTTCAATCATCTGACGATGCAGTTGTGGTAGGTCGTATATCTGAGGTGCCTGTTGCGCCATCTGTAACACTGCTTGGTACTGTACTACTCGCTGCGCCATCGTAGAGCTGTTAGGATCACTTACGGGTATTACATCTACCATCATGTAGTCTAACTGTCGGGCACTTACCTCCCCTCTTGACGGTTGGTAGTCATAGTCTTCTGGTGCATGGTCGGCCATGATTGCTTTGAGAAGTTTAAACTCTTGCTTCATGGTATAGTGAACGCGCGCTTGTACTGCTGCCATTGGCTTTAGCGTACGCTCTAACAATGCTAGTGTGGTTCCAACAGGAGCATTAGCTGACATGTCTGATATATTCATATCAGAAATAGCGCCAAGCCTACGCCCCTCAGTTGTTATTTGGTTTAGAAGCGCTAGAAGAGTTTGACTAGGTTCTTTGTAAGGTAGTGGCATGATGTTGTCGCGGATACTACCGGACGGTACATCTACATCCTTGAACTCTCCCGGTTCTATAGGAGTGTCATCTCCTTTAATACGTAGCCCACGAGATTTAAGCCCACCGGGGAGATTTGCTAAAGTACCAGCATCGACTAACTGTCGTATTAAAGAAGTACCCGCTTTAGCGTAGCCACCAATAATATGTATTAAGCCTAGACCGTAAAACCCAAACCCCGGCACGTATACATAATGCACAAAATGCTGGCGTTTTAGCATTAGTTCATCGTCTTCGTTCCAGTTACGCCGTATAGCAAGTACTTCACCAGTACCACGCTCTATAGTTACAACATAAGGTTTGGCTATTTCTTCGTCATCTTCATCTACACCATCTATAATTAGATCAGCGTGGACTTCATATATAGCAAAACGGCTATCATCTGTAATAGAAAAACCATCATCTTCCGCTTTCTTCTCTTCTATATCAGAATGAAACGGCTCAGAGTCTCCTAGGTCTACCTCGCGATAAAACCCTCCTGCCTGCAATTTTCTAAGCTCATTCTTTGTCTTACGCATGACGTGTGTAACACGTTCTGCGGCTTCTATAGTAGATGCGCCATAAGGCACTATGACATCTTCCGCTGGGATGTAGACCGCCATCTGGCGTCCTAGGTTAGGATCAAAGTAAACTTTCTTAAACGCTGATCCTGCTAGTCCTAGGCTGTATAGCATACGCTCGTGTTCGGGACGGTACTCAACCATGCGCTCAGTAAGCTCATAGTTCATATCAGCCTTAACCCGTTCTGCAGCTTCTATCTTTTCTTTAGTCTCTTCCCCAAGTATTTTAACTTTTACAGGGCCAGCGGCAGGGAAAGTCTCACTCATGGTCTCTGCTTGAAAACGTATGGCAGCTTCGGCTAACACTGTAGAGTACACCCCACACGCTCCATCCCACGGGTCAGTACGCTCCTCGTACTTTAACCCTAAGGTGTCTAACCCTTTAACAAACGTGTCTGCCCAGTCTTTACGGCTTTCTATGTCTGCCTCAACAAACCCTAGCAGTTCAGTGGATAAATCTTGAAGGTCACCTTCCTCTAATGCCTCGGCTAGGTTACCGTCAAACCCCATCAAATCAGACTCGTTTGCATCAGGGAGCAGTGTAATTTCAACACTGCCATCAGACAGCGTTACCATTTCAGGGTCAACAATTTCTATTTCTAGCTCAGAAATGCCCGCTTCATCTACGTCATCTATGCCTTCTGGTGCTGCGTATAACCCTTTATCTATTGCCATAGTTTAATCCCTAACTGCCTGCCGGAGTTTGTCCAAGAAACTTTTTTCTTTGATATTTTCATCGTAAAAACGACTTGTCCTAAAATTATCTGGAGACATAGTATCTTTAAAGGCGGGATCTTCTCCAGCCTCCTCTGCTTTCTTTTTATTCTTATCGCCACGCGTAACTGCATCGTGCGTCATATTTTGTGTTGCGTGGTGATCTAAAAAAAATCTGGCTCCCTTAACTAATTCCTCAAGG